AAAACAAAATACTTACACCCGATCTTCTAAATGAGGAATCACCAAAATTCCTACATAGATTCAATTGGTTAGATGATAATGAAATTGGATCCTTGCCATTAGAGTACAACTGGTTGGTAGGTTGGTACAAGGAGCCAAGAGATGGTACACCTAAGATACTACACTACACAGAAGGCGGACCATGGTTTGATGGATACCGAGATTGTGAATATGGCGATGACTGGAAGAAAGAACTAATCAATCTTTTCAGTGCATAAGTCACTCCCTTCAAAATACAGATAAGTACAGTTATGGCAGGACACATGAATAGAATGATAAAGTGGATAGACGATCTTGGTCTGATTGTAGTGCAATCTGAAATCAAACCATTTGGGCCTGGTACACGGAGATACATGGTTGGTAGACATGTTGAAGAACCAATACACAATGCATATCAACTACCAAGTGGCAGGTGGGCGTCAACACATGGGGTCCAAGAATGGCTGACACCAGAACCGTTAGATGGGCCTGCTTTAGAGAAATGGTTAACAGAATATGCAGAAAAGAACGGTTGATATTTTAGGATCGGCAGAACAAATACCCCAAAAAATCGAAGGGTGGAATCACACATTCCAATTGGCTAGACCTTACATAAAGGAAAAAGGGATAGGCATAGATGTTGGTTGCAGAGAAGGAGGTTTTGCACGAGAAATGGAAAACAATTTCACACACATACATTGTTTTGATTTCAGAGACAAGAAAAAAATGTTTAAAAAAAATGTTATAGACATGAGCAAGTTCACGTATCATATTTGTGGAATAGGAGAGAAGGAAGGCACAGCATTTACAACAAGCAATAAAGTAGGCAGAATTAAAGATAACGGCAATGTTGCAGTACCAATAGCGACTATAGACTCATTTAATTTTGAAAACGTTACATTTATCAAATACGACATCGAGGGATATGAATTGAAAGCACTGAGAGGCTCAGAGCAAACTATAAAAAAGTACAGTCCAGTTGTTGTGATAGAACAAAACAGAGGCAACAGTTTCCCACAAGAACTTTTAGAATCTTGGGGTTATGAGTGTAAAGGTGTTGACAAAGTTTTTAATCAAGATTACATAATGGTGAAAGAATAATGTATAGAGAGATTCCATTACCCATATCAATAGCATTTGAACCAATTAATTTGTGTAACGCAAAATGCTATTGTTGTCCATATACAACGTTGAGTGAAGATAAAACATATCACGGCAAACTAATGACTAAAGAACAATTAGGTATGCTGTTACATGATTATGGATCGCTGATCAAAAAGTATAAGGTGAAAGATTACACCTGTGCTGTAAGTCCATGGAGATACAGTGACCCGCTGGTGCAACCTAACCTAGAATACATCATGGAACTGTGTAATCATTACAAGATAAAAGTTGGACTATGTACTAACGGAGTATCCTTCACAAAGAAACAGTGTGAGATATTAGACAAATACATACACCTCCTAGGTAATATTCATATGAGTGTTATCGGATACACAGCAGAGGAACTATGGGAGTTCATGAATATAAAAAAAGACAAAACACTAAAAAGTTTACATTTTGTAAAAAAAAACTATCCTGAACTATCTAAGAGGATTGCCATCGGTGTTAAACACAAAAATCAATCAGCGACTGCTAGTGCCTCGACTATCGCTGAATACCAAAATGCAATACTGGGTAGAGTAAAGTCAAAAAGAAATTGGGTTGAAAACAGGATGGGAGATGGAGATGGCGACTGGACCAAACCCTATAACGCTGTAATTGATGAAAATAATTACATGCAAGGATGTGCTATGGGGGCCGGTACTATTATGAGAAAAATGGAAGTACTAGTGAACGGTCAAGCAGTTTTGTGTTGTGATGATGCAGAAGGAAAAACAAACTATGGAAACATTTTTGAAATTGGCATCGAAGGAGCATGGAAAAACATGCAAAAAGAACATCGAATAATATATGACAAAAAATATTCCGAAGCAAAAAAGAACTTAATTTGTAACACTTGTTCTAGAGCAAAGTTCAACGGTAAATGGACGTCTGGCATGGCGGGTAAACTAAACTCTATGCAACAAAATACAATCAACAGGATAGGAAGTATGAAATGATAGGAAATCACTTTGTAAGTAAATGTTTAGACAGCAAAACAATTAGCGATCCATGGCCTCATCAATACATCGAGGATACCTTACCACAAGACGAATTCCTTAAACTGCAGGAACAGTGCCGTGACATAGATGTGCCCAAAGACAGACTTGTCCATATATTTCCAAAAGATTTTGCCAATCATAATATCAAGTTCCATGATCAAATACATGACATTAGTAAAAACCTTTTAGATAACGCAAAAGTTTTGTGTGACCAATATCCTAATCATAGATGGTTCGATAATCTGGCTGTAAATTGCCATATTTCTGTTACTCCACCGTTGCCTTATAAGTTCTACATACACATGGAAGGGCTTGAAAAAATATGGAGTAGCGTGACCTATATCACTCCAGAAATAAATGTTGGAACAAAAATGTACACGCATCAGGATGAGAAAGCGTTTGTTAAAGAAGCAGAATGGAAACCTAATAATACTTTTATATTTTGTGGTCAGCAGAATAAAACATGGCACAGTTATGAGAGTGATCAAACACAACAACGAATAACATTAAATTTATTTCTTGTGAATGGCCGTTCAAAAATAATTACTTTTAGGAAGTAAACTTATTCTTTGTAATCCTTAATAAATTTTTGTAGAGCTTCAACATCCGCTGTAAGATAACGACCTCTTGTTCTTTTCCATACATCAAGATCTCGATTGTTAATATTCATTTCTTTTCTTATTCTCTTTCCGGTATGGTCGTCGATCATCTTTTTTGATTGTATTTGTACGTGGGGAAGCACATATGCTCTGCCTAATTTGACTGCTAACTTTGTCAGCCAATTGTCAATGTGCCAGTGCCAAAATTGTGGAGGCAAAAAATAACCAACTGTGTTTATCCAGTTCTTGTGTAGCACAAAATGAGCGGCACCAATTGGAGAAGGGTGTGTTGTTATCTTGTAAGGTTTATCTGTTGGTACCTTATTCTTCTCCCATCTTCTTTTATCTTTTCCTGTCATATCTCTTGGACACACGTACAAAATCTTATCTTTATGTTCGTAATTTTCAAAAAAATCAACTATGTGTTGGTCCCAGTGTTTGGATAGAAATTGTGCGTCATCACCAACTAACATACAGTAATCGTGTTTGGCAAGTGTCGATAGATAATTCCAACTGAAACAAGTGCTTTGATCAGGTCCGATTATGTAAACACTTTCCGGTAGTAATTTTTTGTACGTTTCGATTGTGGGATCGTTATCGTTTAGGTAAAATTTTACCTCCACGTCGTTCTTTTTGGTGTTGTTTATTGTATCTAGTAAACGTTTTGCCAACTCTGGCCTATGGCGTGAAGGTACTAAAACTGAAATCATATTAATTCTGCTTTTGGAAAATATCTAATAAATTTATCGTTTTTGCTACTTCTGACCGCTGTAATTCTTTGCTTAATCTCATCAAAAAAGTTCCAAGCCAAAGGCACAAAAGTAATTGCTTCGTCCTCAGAAATTGTTTTTAATTCATCTATAGATTTTATAGGAATATGTTGTCCAGGAGTAAATTTTTCTTGTTTCAATTTATTATCATCTATAATAAAATCTAAAGGTTTGTTAACAAAATTAAGGAATGTATTGCCTTTTGCGGCGGCACCATAGCCAACTAAATGAGTGTCTTTTCTTTGCTCTAATAGATCTATGTAATCTTGTTTTACTTTTAATATGTTTTGTGCCCATGCATGATAGTTGGACATAGAGTTAATTGCACTTTCGTTATTAAAAAATTCATCTAAAATTTTACTATTTCTATTATTTCTAGAAATAACAAATATGTAACTTATTCCATGTATTGGATTTTTTATTATATCTGTAATTTTCAATCCTACAGATTCAACTAATGTGTTCATGCTATTCGCACAATAAAAATTTATGTGTTCATGATAAATTGTATCAAACTCGTTGTTCTTAACCATGTCTGCTTGGCTAGTTTGAATAAAAATATGTCCATCTTCTTGTAAAATTTTTTTAATGTTTTCTAAAAACACAGTTGGATTAGGTTGGTGAGCGAAACTATTTTGCATCACCACCATATCAAATTTAGTTTGAAAATCTATTTTATCACTAAAGTAATCATTAACAACTTTATGATTTGTTTTAGAATATTCAAATAAGTTTTTTGCTGGATCTATACCGTATGTTTCTATTCCTTTATCTTTGAATATATCAAGTTGTGTGCCATCATTACAACCTATGTCTAGAACGTTCCTACATCCGTTTGGAAAATATTTCAATGCAGTGTTTGAAAACCAATCCATGTACTTTTTATATGTGTCGGTAGTACCACTACGATAAAGATATGTGTCATACATCAAAGGCAAACTTACTGCGTGTGAGAGTTGTAAATGCAGACACTTATCACAAGCATTAACTTTTAAGGGAAAAGTTTTTTCTTCTTGGATACTATCTAAAAAACCATTTGCTAAAGGCTGATTACCTAAATCAACAATTTGCGAAACATCGTTATTACAAACGACACAATTTTTAAGAGTTACGCAACCATCTATCATTAGCCAATGTCCAATCTACAGTTTCTTTTATTCTCTCTGACAACTTTATACGAGGTTCCCAACCTAACTGTTTTAATAGGTCTCCGCTTAATGCATAACGTAAGTCATGTCCGGGCCTTGATGTATGAAAATCAACCATTTCATAATTTAAAGGCTTGCCTACGGACTCCGATATCATTTGTGCTAATTTAAGATTATCAATCTCCTCGGTACCAACTAAATTAAATTTTGGACATCTTGCCCACCCAAAATCTCCTTTATGTGTGTAATTTTCTAAATTTAAAATAAACATTAATCCTTCTGCTACGTCACTTGCATGAATATACATTCGAGAACCTGCTTGAGTTTTGCTAGAGTCTGCATGTATTGTAACTTTGTCTCCGTCTCTTACTCTTTGAATAGTACCAGGAATAAACTTTTCTGGATGTTGTCTTTGCCCAAACACATTCATTGTATGAGTGATGTACATAGGCATTTTGTAAGTATTTTCGTATGCTACGCAAAACTCTTCTGCCGCGGCCTTACTTGCACTGTAAGGATTTGTTGAATTATATCTATCATATTCCTTGTACGAAATACCAGGAGGGGCAACTCCAAAAATTTCATCGGTGCTGAAGTAAACAAACTTTTTTAAGTTTGGTAATTCTTTTGCCCAATTTAACAAATTCACAGTTCCTACAACATTATCCTGTACAAACTCCATTGGATGGGTTATTGATCTGTCTACATGGCTTCCGGCCGCCAAGTGTAGCACAATGTCAATTTCGCCTATGTCTGCACGTATTTGGCTGTTTAACGCCGCCTTTAGATCGTGAAATACTGTTCTGTGTCTTCTACGATTTTCAGGTGAGTGTTCTTTGAGAATATCATTTAGGCGATTTAAATTACCAGATTCATCTAATCTATCTAATGTTGTGATATGCCAATTGGTTGTTTTTAAAATATGATCAATTACGTGATGTGCGATAAACCCGGCGCCGCCTGTTATTAAAACTTTCATGTGCATATTTAATTTAGGTTAAGCACGGTGGAAAACTTTATCTGGCCAATGCTCCATTAATACCTTAAAGCCTAGTGAAACAATGTGTTTCTCAACCTCAACATTATTGCTACCATATTTTTTGGTGTTATTGTTTAATTCAATCATTAGATATTTCACACTTTCTAATGTTTTTGTAGCACCCTTTAGTACTTCCATTTCATATCCCTCTACATCAATTTTAATCATATCAACATCTTCATATGCCATATGATCTAATGTAATCATTCGAATATTTCCTTTCTCATCAACTCTTTTTGCCTGTGTAAAGTTATCTTCGGTTAATGATACGTCTTGTAATTGAGCACCAACAGCCTCCATTCTCGGAGTACAATTTATAGTACAATTACGTTGCAAACATTCAAAATGTGTTTTGTCAGGTTCAAATGCAATTACTTTTTCGGCAAATGGTTCAATTGCTTTGGCCCACGTGCCACACCAAGCACCAACATCTATAACTGTTTTCATTTTTTTAGTTTGCGATTCGCAGTATTTTATAAATTTATTCAAACACTTATTCTGTGTAAATGGTGATCCGGATTTCCATTGTTCAATGTGTACGTCATTTGATGGAACCCAAAAGTCATTTACTTTTTCTATCTTCACAGTAATCCTTTATCCATTAATATCTCTACTGCTTTTCCGTTGGCAATTTCTTCTGGTGTGAATTGTTGATAGGCCAAACTGTACAGCCAATCCTCACAACCAACAAAGTAAGGATTTTCAATGTCTGCAAGTTCTTGTCCTCCAACTTCTTTTGCAAAACTTTTTTCATCACATATTACAGGTATTCCCATACACTGTGCTTCAATAGCCGCTATTGAACAACTTGTCACACATACCCAAGCATCTTTAAGATCCTCAGATAAAGGGACTGTTGCTTCACTTGGTCCAGATGTTCCCCTGCCACGTGGTTTGTGTCGAATTTTTATTGGTCTATCTGTGTACCTTTTAATTTGTGCTACAATGTCGTTTGTCCAATTTGGTTTATCTAAATAATCGTGTATACCTGCCGAACTAGGACACACTAATACGTAACTGCCTTTAAAGTTAGGTGCTTTAATTTTAATTCCAAATTTATCAAATCTATCAGATTTGCACATCTTAATATACGATGCATGAATTTTATTTTTACAAATACGCCAATAATGATTGTCAGGTTTTAAATTATTGTTATCAAATCTTCCAAAGTAAGGAGTATCTGTAAACCAAAACTGATGCTTACGTGCTTCAAGTTTTTTAATCATAGATTTATTATTGCCAACAAATCCCCAAAACATAGAATTTGCAACAGGCTCTATTTCAATTTGATTGTTAAGCACTTTTGTTTGCTCGGGCCATGATTTCTGTACTCCGTCGAACACTTCCCATGCTTTACTATTTTGATTATTAAATGGTGCGTAAATTGTTAGCATCTATAAATTCCATTAGTTGTGTGGCCCACTGTTGGTGTCCTTCCGCAGACGGATGTGGGTCATCTTTGGAAGCAATTAAATTTTTCTCTTGTATAAATTCTAACTGGCTTGTGGTAGGACTAAAGAAACGTGAGAAGTCTATAGCCTCTGACATTGTAGCAAAATCTTTTATCGATGTGTCAACATAATTTGGAAGTGAATTGTACATGACATATGGAATTTTATTTGCGACAAAATAGTTTTGCATACTGACCACTATATCTAAAAACT